ACCGCCTCAGAAGGACGAGATGGCCTCATCTGAAGTGCCATTGCAGCCAACTGCTTAGCATCTTCTACATTGCCAGCAGCATCTGCCCTCCGCAGGGCTTCAATGACCTGTTCGTAAGTTGCGGCCATAACTTTTTACCTCATTGATTCAAGTATTTGTCAACCAACGGATTGCCTGTTGTTGCTCTTGGCGCTTGAGCTGGTTGTGCCACTGGAGCCGCAGGTTGTTGAGGTCTAACCTCACGGAACTTAGCCAATTCTCTATCAAGTTGAGCCAAAGTAACACGATATTCAGGGCTTTGGTTATATCCCAAACGCTCAGCCTGATCGACATATAGCTTGCGCTTCTCTAACAATGCGCCACGATACACAGCCGACAAGTATCGGACAGCTTGATCTTTTTGTTGTTGCGTGCCGCGACCTGTAATAAATTCTGTGGCAGCCTGAGCAAGACGATCATCCAGTCCACCAGTCCTTGCAAACCGTGCAACGTCCCGATTTGACAATGGACCAGTCTCACCAACAAGTCGTGCCAATGTGGCTGGCAATGCTCGTGCCGCAACATCGTTAGTCGTAATACGAGAAATCGTGTCAATGGCGCTCGGCATCACAGACAGAAGTTCATTAGTGCGCTTAAGTGTTGGATCGCCAGATATAAAATTCTCAAACTTCATCCAGTCTTGAGGGCCAACTGGCTGTCCTGGCAAGATGATTTTTGGAGCATTAGCTGTTGCCCTGCTGCTTTGCTCCGCACTTACGCGCTGATTTACGATACGCTGTTGTTCTTGTGTGAGTTCTGTAAAAGTCTTTCCATATTGAGCTAATGCCTCTGCTTCTCTTTCCGCTCCAACAGATGGACCGCGTGGTGTTGCTGGCTCTTTCGGCAATTGGCGCTCTAAAGCATTTAAGCGAGCAGATGCACGACGAAGTTGTTCATCTCTTGTTGCACTTGCTGGCTGACTTTGCAGAGCAAAAACCTGCTCTTGTGCGTCAGCGATAGCATTTGCAAGACTGATTTGTGCCGGTATGCTTTCTGGCTTCTCTTGTTTTTGTAGTTGAGCAAGCTGCGCGTCAATAATTTGAATTTTCCTAGCAGTCTGTGGAGTCTGATCTGGAGCGGCAGACAACGTATCCCGCTCTTCAAGAAGTTTTGCAATAGACTGTGCAACACGAACAGATTCTGGCGCAGCTTCTGCGGCACGCTGGGGACGCAACACACTCAGTTGTGCATCAATTGCAGCAATTTGTGCTGGAGATCCGCCTTCTGCAACAAGTTGAGCTTTTTGTTGTTCGAGAGATGCAACTTCTCTTGCTTTTAGAATATCAGCAGGGGTTGCTTCTGTGCGCTGACGACCAGAGGCGGCGAGTGATGCTTGGGCAGCAGCCTCAAGCCTTCCAATATCCGCAGTGCTTCTCAAACGCTCTTGAAGCAATTGCGTTAGTTGCATTGCACCAACAGTGTCACCAGCTTGATTGAGAGCAAGTATTCCTGCTCTCATTGTTTCTGGATCAGTAGGGTCAATCTGCCGAGCAATGGCTTGACGGTTAGAGATCAGTTGCAGCGCAGGGTCTTGTGCGCCAAGAGCACTTCCAAGCACTCCGCCCAACTGATAGCCAGCCCGAGCCATACCGAAAGAGGCTCGCTGTTGAGGAGTAAGCTGTGCATAGCCAAGAGCCATGCGATCAGCTTCATTCATCTGTTGCTGACGATAGGCTTCTGGCGTAAGGCCAAATAGTGACTGAACAATGTCTGCCATGATTACCCCTTAAAAACTCCAATCGGTAGGCATTGCAGATGGTGTTACTCCACCGCCACCAAAGCCATATACATTGCCTGCGCCATAAGTATCCATAGCCGATCTAGCATTCATGTATGGTTGTATCGTTCTATCAATGCCAGCGCCAAACTGAGGATTCCTTGACAGACCCATCAGCAAATCGGCAAACGGGTTGAATTGCGCAGCAGCTTCAAGTGATCTTGCTGCGCCCATGCCGCCAGTCAATAGCGCCTGAGCGCCAGCGGGACTGCCAATCCTTGCTCCTATGCCAGCGCCAATGTCAAGTGGTTGCTGACCCAGTGTTTCAAGTGCTCTTTCTTGACCAAGATAAGCCTCAAATGGAGCCAAAGCGCCAATCTGTCCTGTATAAGCGCCACGCAACAACTCAGCACCAGTGCCAAACAACCCAGCACCAAACCTAGTCTGCTCCATACCAGCCTGTTGAGCACGAGCAGCCAACTCAGCGTCTTGCTGTGCAATAGCGTTATAGTAAGCCTCCATCTCAGGAGATGCGGCACCAAGACCGGCAGCGCCACTAGGACGTTCGCCAGTAGCACCAACAGCCAACCCACTACGACCAGTCTGGAACAAACGATTCTGCACCCGTGCAAACTCACGCTCACGGCTAGGAGCCAACAGTTCTTGCTGACGAGCCATAAACTGCTGTGCAGCGGCCTGTGGAGACTCTGCAAGGTACTGAGCGCCCAGACCAAACAGTCCAGGAGCAGCAGCCATCATGGGCTGATATAGACCAGGAGCAGCCTCTGCCTGAGTCAATCCCATGCCAGTCAGACCCATCAAGCGATCTTGATAAGCCCGCAGTTCAGGAGAAACCTCGTATCCAGCTCCGGTTACACGACCCTCTGGGCCAGTCTCAAACATTGAGCGGCCAAAGCGCGTCGTAATCCCTACGGGTCGGAACCTAGCCTCTTCTGCGGCTATTTGAGCAGCCCGCTCTTGTGCAGCAGCAGATGTCCTAGCCGCGCTCTCCATTGCACGGGCTTGCCGACTAGCGCCAGCAAAACCCAAAACGGAAGAAACTATTGATCCCATGATCTATCTCCAGCAATAAATAAATGCCTGCTCACCAGTGCTTGTTGTAATCGTTTGTTCACGATCCATTCCAATTGCATCAGCAAACTTTGCCAACTTCTCGTTAGCCACCTCAATCAACGACAACAGAGGCATCCCAATCAATCCAACCAGTGTCCTCATGTCTTTCAGAAACCGCTTCTTGACACTTGATGTCCACTTGAACACATCCGTATGAAACCATAGCAAGTTGTCAAAGAACTCCAGGTACATCACGTACTCGTTCCTAATGACAACAGGCGTTTTCATGCCGTCCTTTTCCACATATACACAGTTATGTACGGCTGATAGTTAGCATTGGTACCAGACGATCCTGTGGTACTGTTGCTCACTGTTATACCAGTAGTAGAGGAAGAAGTTGCAGTTGAAACTTGATAGTTAATAGAGAAAACAGAAGGTCCGTCTGCTGCGCCGTCATCTCCAAAATATGGCGTGTTTGGTTGGCGCAAATAGTTATGAGTATGACCTGGATCTGTAACCGATGCTGTGTGTGTGTGGCTTACAACAACAGCGTCTGCCGAACCTCCAGTTTCTTCTGCTGTGTCAAAAAGTGCGTTACCAGAGTCAAAGCCTACCGGAACACGGCCAGCACCAAATGCAACCCAAGTTCCAAAGCCAAGCAAAGTACCTGGATTGGTAGAGTTGGTCGCGTTGATGTAGATAGATCCAACTGGATGCAGTGCGGCCATCGCCGCTTGCACAAAAGCAGTCGTTGCCAGAGCAGTTGTGTTGTTGCCAAAGCTCTGAGTGACGCCAGTAGTGCCAGTTGGAAGAGATGGAGTTCCTGTGAACGTAGGAGATGCCAGATCTGCCTTTGTAGAAATAGCAGTAGCAATGTTGTTGAACTCAGTGTCAATCTCAGTGCCTTTGACAATCTTCAAAGGATTGCCAGATGAAAGCGCATCTTTAGTGGCAAAGTTAGTGCTTTTGGTGTAATTTGACACAATACTCTCCGTTTCCTTTAATCAGGACAGTTTCCCATCTTTATACTGGATCTCAATGCGCTGGATCGAAAGAGGAGATCCGCTGATGTTTGACTCATATCCAGTCTGCACAATCTTTCCACTGCCAGTTGCGGGCACTGAAAGAGTCTGAATCAATATTCCCTCAGAGTACTGAGCAACAGGAGATCCATTGGCTCCGTACTCAGCAGTTCCGTACTCAGAAATGCCCTGCGTTGGGATCTGAGCGTTGGCAGACTGATAGTTGGTAATAAGGTCAAAGCCCCATTTCATGGTGACGAACTGATTCGTGCCACCAATAACAATGGTTTTAAGCCTCTTTAGGATAGAAGTAACATTTTGGTTACCCAGATCCGCATGGTTGGTGTAGTACAACATCCTATAGGCCACACCATCATCTTGATAGGTGTTGTACTTGCCGATATAGCCAGTCTTACCAATCAGGACATCGCCATTCCTGCGCGATAGCAAGGCAGTAGGCTCGATAGAGTCCCAGATCGTCACTCTCAATGAGTTGTCTTGCAAATAACCGCGTGTATCGAAGCAATACACCTCATCCACAGACGGAAGCGTCAACAGATAAAACGCCTCTTTCTCAGAATAGACAGACTTGATGTTGGCTAAAGTCTCACCAGCCACAATGTCCATCAGGTCATTTCGGACGTTTTTGGACAGATCTCCAAGCGGAGCAGACTTCTCAATAATCGTCCTGGCAAAAGACCTGACGCCAGAGTTGCTTAAAAACAACACATCCTTGCCGGTCGTCTGGATAGAGTCCCTGGCAATGCAACCAATGCCGCCAACCGTATCCTGCAACTGCATTGTGGCGGGAGTTGTGGCGTCTTGATAGACCAGAATTTGACGCTTGCCAAAGATAATCAAGAAGCCGTTGTGTGCAGCTAGTCCAGTGATCTCGTCTGGGCCGTTAGGCCACACACGATCCACGTTCAGCGATCCTGCTGTACCAGTAGACCAAACATGGCCTGCCAGAAGGTCTGAGAAGTAGACCGTGTTCTTAACGGTGGAGGTATTGGCTACCCAGAGGCGACCAAAAGCCGAGATAGCGATATCGGCACTTGGAACCGTTGCTACGTATCCTGACTTCTCGCTCACCCGACGATATGTAGTCGTGCTGACAGCAGGATCATAGATCAGAGGATCATGCCCAGTCTGGAAGAAGTACGTAATACCGTTTAAAGAGGCGCAGGACCAATTATTTGCAGAGATAGTAGGCGCACTACCACCACCGCCATACGTAAGTTCTACGACCGCATTAGAGCCATCCAGCTTGAAGATCTTGTTGTTGCCAGCAAACAGGACGGTCAAAGTCCCATCGGACTGCACAAGCTCATGGATGACGCCAACAGCATTGGCTCCCAAGTTGCCAGACGAGGAGTTGACCTTAGACCATCCCTTGCGAGATCCAATGCGACCGTACTGGTCAATGATGCAGTTCGTTGCGACCAGAGCAAAGCCAGACGCCAGATCAAGCGGCGAGTCTTGCGTGTTCAATCCAGTAAATCCTGGAGAGGAAATGCTGGCGATCTGGAGTGCTTCGCTCATACGGCAATAAACTCCTGGTTCTCGGGATAACGAGTGCTTTCCAGGGCGATGTAATCTGCTAGCATGGCTCGGTACAACTGGTAAGCCTCAGATGAAGCTAGACCACCGTCTTCCCCGCGCTCCACCAGGGCACGAGCGTAAGCATTCTGAGCCACCAACACATCTGGCACCAACACAGAAGTGCTATCAGACGAGAGAGTAGCCTGCGGAACAGTCAAGGCAAACTGAATTGTGTACACATTGTCCGGACGCGCATAGAGAACAACTTTAGTGTCTCCGTTGTTGTCCACGCCATCAAAACAGTATTGACTTGGAATGCCAGAGATGGGCGTGGTGAAATTTTGGAGCCTATTCATCTCTACAAAGCCAATGTTCGTAAAGCCTACGTTGGCCGTACTGTTGATGGCATCCATGACCTGAAACTTCTGCCCTGCGCCGGTCATTGAGTAGATGTACGTCGCCGGGGTTGTGTTGAACGTCAGGGTAGTACCAAGCACATTCCAAGCATACGCATCCTCAATCTGACGTTTGGCATCGTTGACAAACTTGCCAATCAGCGTAGAGTAGGTCGTTTCCGTTACGGTTGAAACTTGTGTTTCCCGTAAACGAATCAAGACATCATTGACAAGTTCAAGGTAGGTCATTGTCGTGTCAATCCTGTTTCTTCAAAAGTTGCAATGAAGCTAAATGAGCTACCAGACTCAGTAGTAATCTTGATAGAGTCTCCCTCTTCAAGAACGATGTACGCATTACCGTCAAACTGCAAATAGTTTTTTGCAGACAATGTGTACCCAGTCAAGATGTCATAGGTAGCACTTGCGCTAGAGTCAATCCACTGGACAGTAATGTGCTTAGTAGATCCACCTGTGTTGTGGATGTACATGACAGTGAACTTAGCGTAGTAACCAGTCGGCACCGTATAGACCGTGGTCAGAACCGCAGCCGTAGGATTTACACCAACTGAAACAGGCCTCACTTTTTATTCCTCTCCGAGATCGCCTTAGCTTTCGATCTTGCATCTGCTTTGGACGATGCGCCCCAGGCTCGGAGGGATAACAGAAGGCGAGTGGGTTCGCCATTCTTATACT